TTACGCCTACTGGGGTAATGGCGAGGGTGTCAACGCCATGGTCATCAATCACAAAAATGTAACAGGTGAAGTAGCTGAACTTCTTAAACCATGGTACGGTGGATCAGCATCAAAAGCTGCAGAACGATTGCTTGTCAGCGTCGCTGAACAGTTCTTCAATGATGCTTATCATGATTGATCAGTTGACTTGAGATTGTCATGAATATATCGAGCAAACGTTCCATTGCACAGTGACATTTGCCTCTGTGAACGCACGTAAGCCAGACACTTTGAGCCGGGCCAGCCTGTCAAGTAGTGCACCGCTAGTGCCACGATGAATCCCGATCGATTGAGTCCGGCCATGCAAGTGACAAGGACTTTTTTGCCAGCTCGCACCAGATCAGCGACCTCATGAGCAGCGGCAATCCACGTGGGCAGGAATTTTTCAAAGCGATGTAGTCTTGGGTCATCGTCGCCTGGGGCGCAGATCACCTGAATTCCATGATACATGCTAGAAACTTGGTGATCTGCCGCAGCCAGAACCAAGACATCGAATCCATTGTCCTTGAGAACATTGCCGCCAGGAGGACAAGCACCTTGCCAGAGGGTTCCCCAGATATTATCCACGTCTAGTACGTTGAAGACATCATCAATTGATGGGTTATCGTTCATCACATGTCCTTGACAATGACACTCGCAACTGTGCGTCGTGGAGGTCCCACCATGATCCGGTTTGTCAGGCCTTTGTCTTCCTTGACAGTAAACAGTCGCCCGATGGTGCCATCTGACTTGTAGAGCACGCACGCCTGGAGGATACAGTGCACGTCGGGGCCCACGCGGAGTTCAACGCGGTTGCCTTCGCCGACCTTGATCTTGTGTGCACGGACCGCCTGATTGCGAGCGTCGATGCAGGTCTCAACCAACGTTTCGTACCATTCACGGACAGTGCCGGTAAACTTGGGCAGCGTCCCGAGTAGTGGTAGTGTCCCGCTCTCGATCAATGAGATGTACGACTCGCCAGTTGTCTTGTTGACGAAGTTGCCGGGTTTCCGGCTCCAATACAATTCAATCATTTTTGTCACCTTTCTTGCTGACTGCGCGCCCTGGCATACGTTCCCAATCACGGTGTTCTGGTGAAACCACTTCAAGGTTCTTGTCCCAGATGGCAGACATGACGGTGGGCGAGACGTTCAATTTTTTAGCTTCATAGATGAGTGCGTTCAAGTCTTTCGGAAAACAGTGCCCTCTGGCACCCGGAATGCCATCTGGACCTGGGACGTTCATGTGTGAACTGCCCAACCTGGCGTCCCACTTCGCGTACTCGACGACTTTGTCGTAGTCAATGTTCATGCCTTTCTGATCAAGGGCCTCGCACACCTGAGACAGTTCACAGGAAAGCACCACGCGGGCCGCGAGCTGGATGTTGGTGAAGTACTTGACCATTTCTGCCGTGGTACTTGACGTTTTGATGATCGGGACCTTTGGAAAGGCCTGTTGAAAAATGAGCTTGACGGCGTTGATCCACGGGCGAGGTCCGCCGAGCACGATGCGGGACTGGTTTCGCATGTCGTCCAGGGCATTCGCTTCTGTGAGGAACTCCGGGCAGAACACCACATGGAGTCCAGTTCCCTCGAATTGCTTGTTCCAACGCTCTGTTGAACCGGGAGGCACAGTAGATTTGACGACTGCGATACGCACGCCGGGGACAGATGCCAACTCTTTCAGGACACCTTCAACGATCGTCAGATCTGCTTCACCGTCCTCGAACATCGGTGTTGGAAGACAGACGAAGTAGATGCCTGAAAAGTTCTTGGGTATGTCAGCTTTGTTACTGTGTTCACCCACCCGAATTCCTTCGCATACCACAACTAGATCAGTTACGCTGTGAACTTTGCATAGATCTCCATTGTCGTTAATTTGAACGTAAGGCGCGCGCCCACCGGACGAAACTTTTCCTGCCTTATCGTAAGCAAGTACGTCGAACCCACGTTCGGTCAAAACTGTCGTCAGTGAACCGCCTACAAATCCCTGTCCAATACACGCGATGCTTTTCATGATGTTCTAATCTTACTTCATTAAGGGACAGATTTACAAATCCACCTGCAGACGTCGTTCCATGAACTCAAACGAAGCCATGCATTTCTGTTGGTATTCAAATCATCATACGTTAGTTCATCCATTGATTTCAAAACAGTGATCGGATCATCGTTCTGTGTCACTCGAACGAGCCCGACCCCATAGTCATAATTTCCCACGATTGCATCGAAATTTGGATTCGCTCGAATGTGAACCATGGCGCGCCAGGCGGTACCACATGCATCTTGCAGTTCATACCTCTGGTTGTGAGGATTGCAATCATGAAACAGAATTATGCCTCCGGAATTGAGGACCTTGAGAGAATTTTGAAAATCCTTCATCACCTGAGTGTGATGGTGAAAAGCGTCGATAAACACGATGTCAAATGTTTCTGTGTTCTGCAAAAAGAACTCATCAGTTGTCATCCTGTGGGTGCCACCTTGTTCTGAATCAACACCAATTTTATGAGAACAATTGACTCCATTGAAATTGCTGTTGAATTGACACCCAAGTTCCAGGTAGGTTTTGTACCCGTGGATATTGATAGCTTGGTTGATGGTCTGTGTTCTATTCATAGGTTGTGTCTTTCACTCAGGAATGAAGCGTCCTCTGTACGACGTTAGCCACGACATGAAGTTGCGTTCAGTTTCTGTCAACAACTTTGTATACTTCCGTGAGCTCACCGAGATATAAGTGACCCCGGGCTCGCGGGCCTCGAGTGGGGGCAGATCGAAGCACGGCACGATCGAAAATTGCGTGTGTGCTGTGAAGTTTGGATCGTGCGTGTTCAAGTACTGTGCCTTCGTCTGTTCCAGCAGGAGAAACTTGTCCTCGTCGGTTCGCGGGATCCACGGGGGCCCGACCTTGTCAGTGATATCCTTGGCTGGGGTGCCTGCGTAGACGCGGTTCATCTCCATGTCCTTGGCAACGACAGAACCCAACATGGCCATCGACTTGGCTTTGGCGTGGATCGGTGAAACGAGGCACTGACCAACGAACCACACGTCGTCTTCTATCGTCATCTTCTTGACACTCATGAAACGACAACCTTCGATGACGTCACCGTGTGCAATGTGGGTATAGAGATGACTAGCGATTCCAACGCCGATGTTGTTGCCTCCCGATAGACCCCCAGTACCATCGAGGACAGTGCGTTCGCCGAACCAACAGTTGTGACCGAACTCAATGTAACCACCGTCTCCTACATTGATGAGACAACCATCATGAACCTTGCAGTAGTCACCGAACTTGACGCGGCCATATCCAACGATGCGGACGCCAGGTCCGATGTGGGTCATGTCGCCGAGCTCGAGTTCAACGTTGTGACCAATCTTTGCAGTAGGATTGACGTTGATGTACTTGCCATACTTGCGTAGCATTCTCACCCCCTGATCAGGACCTCAGCGGTCCTGCTCCATTCGTCTGAATCACGAATGTATTCAACCGTTGAGTTGATTCGTTCTTGCAACTCTATTGGGTCCATTTGCGAGATTGTCTTGATAATCCCAGGTACCTCCTCGGGACGTTGGTAAAGAAACGTGTTCTTCACGTGGTCATTTACGTACGAAGAATGTTCAACTCCCCAGTTGCGGATGCTGATGCAACCTCGAGCACCGACCTCGATCTCGCGGGCCCACAGTCCGTCGTTGAGATTGTGAGGTGCACCTGCGATGGTGAAGGGACAGTCCTCAGAATGTACGTATACCTTGATCCTGTGGAGCGCGTTTAGGTACCCGCGATAGTCGTACCCGCCAGAAGCATTGACAGGCATTCCTGCGTCATCGAGCAGGTCAATCAACTTACGACGATGCGGGTGCATGCTACCGATGAATCCCAACTCAATGTGTCGATCAATCAACGGTGGCCCTCGATCACAGTATTGAGGCAACATCCACATCTTGACAAAGCGCGCCGGAACGCTGTGGGCCTCCATGTATTCTGCCCACCACCTTGTCGTGACTGCCACAAAACTAAGATTCAACTGTTGTCCTATAAGAGCAAAGATCCCGTTATATGGACTTCCGTCCATGTACCCGTGCCAGGGATCCTGCTCATACATGACCAGGGGGCAATTGCTCAGGTACGAATTCAAGGCACCGATCGAGCGATGTACTGTCCTCATCTTGAGACAGCTCACCACGTGAGAAGTGTTCGCTGGGACCTTGCTATTATGAAGTTCCGCTACGGTCACCTGAGTGACGTCAGCTTTACTTCTCAACGCGTCTAGAAGTTGGTGCTGAAAGCAGTTCGAGTGAACATACTCGAGCGAATCAACGAGCTGAATGATTTTGGGTTTCATCGTACCTCCTCAGACACTCTTCGAATGCCCGCTCAAATTCAGGATCACCGTAGTTGTGTGTGTGGAGACCCATTGTCACCTGTTGCGCACCAACGAGGGCCATTCCACGGGTTCGGTCTGCTAGCTTTGTCCAGGCAATCTTGACGCGCTCGATGATGTCATTCTGATTCTTGAGAGCCCGGTGAACTCCATAATGAAACGCTTGTTTTTCACTGGCATGGAAGCAGTGCAAGCCTGCAGGTTCAAGTTCCTTGGGCAATTGCCCCTGACGAAGTACTAGCTCGTGGCCCGTATCAACACCTCGATCACAATATAGACCATCGCGTGACGGATTGAAGATAACTCGTGGACTGAAACAGTTGAGTCCATTGATCATGCTGTTTGTCATATAGTCGAACAATGGTGCCTGAACGGCAGTCACCCGCGGGTCGGCAGCAAACAATTGCCATATACGTGAAACAGTGAACTCGTCGCGGAGGACAGTATCAGCGTCGACCTTGATGAACAGATCATATTCACTTTTACAACTGTTCCAAACGTTCCACAGGATATTGTGAGCGTCTTTTTCAGGCAAGTTAGCAATGATGTGATGGGTAATTGCGACGTGCTCCTGCACTGTGATGAGACGTGATGATTCTTCGAAGTCGCCCTCGCGACAGTACAACGTGCCGATGAAAACCCTAGGTGTCATTTCGTTAGCTCCATGACCCTGTGCGCAATGTGATGTATGTCTTCTTCTTGCAGCCACCAACCGCAAGGCAATGAAAATTGATGGCTTGAAAATTCTCTAACGCCAGGCAAGTTTGTCTTAAATTGTTTGAATGCTGTGTAATCATCATTAGGAACATGAACAATACCGGCCATGATGCCTTCAATGTTCAGAACCCTCAACAATTCATCACGATCAATGTGAGCACGATTCGAATCAATTTTCATGGCATAGACCCAGTGACTAGAAAACGCATCATCATGACGTTTCAAAGGACGTACGCCAGCATGATTTCGAAAAATCTGATCATATATCGATGCATTTGACCGATGGGCACCCAAAATTTGATCGATGTATTTGAGCTGTGACAGTCCAACTGCAGCAGCGAGATTGTTCATGTTGAACTTATAGCCACTTTCAACAATGTCAACGTCCCAATGTTGTCCTCTCCAATCGCCTTTTTCATCTTTGACTCGATCGCGATCTAGACCAAACCATTTCAACGCTTTTGCACGATGGTGATCAGCTGGACGTTGACAGACGAGCGCGCCCCCGTCGCCGGTCGTAAAGTGTTTGATAGCCTGAAAAGAGTAACACGTGTAGTGTGCCCAGGCATGGGCTGGTTTTCCTGCAAATCCTGAATCGAAAGCATGTGCGGCATCGAGAATCAAGGCAACACCGCGTTCATCACAGACCTGACGAATTCCTCGAAGATCAGGTGGCGTGCCGGCCCAAGCGACAACGATCACAGCCTTGGTTTCCAGTGTCATTGCACTTTCAACCGTTTGAGGTGTCACCATCCCAAATTCAGGATCAATGTCGGCCCAAACAATGTGGGCCCCGGCTACGATGATAGGAGTGTTTGATGCTACACATGTCATCGGTGTGCTGATCACATGATCCAAGTGTCCCACGTCTGCAAGGCGCAAGGCCAACGTCAAGGCAGACGTGCAACTGTTTGTCAGTATCAAATTGTCTGCCTGTAGTTCGTGCTCCATGGCCTCTGTCAACTTAGAAACCTCGACACCCTCATTGATAAATCCCGAATCAAACACGGATTCGATCAAATTCAAGGCATCAACTTTGTTAACGTGAACCTTGAACAGAGGATATTTTGCTACACTCACTTGCGAATCTCCTCAATCGATCGACCAGCAAAGTCATCAGACTTCATGTCGATGATTCCAAGACTGGTCAAGTGTTGTCTAAGCTGTGCCTTCGTCATGACGTTCTGATCGCTCGAATACGTGAATCGGGGACCTGCGGCTGAAGAATGCGCCGGCTCGATCACATAGTGAAGATCGATGGATTCTGTACGAACAGATTCTGATTCATTGATCAGATCCTCGTGTTTCTTTTCGCCCGGACGGAGGCCGACGATCTTGACCTTTTTGTCGTGTTGTTCGGCAAAGATCTCTGCAAGGTCTCCGATACGCATTGAAAACAACTTGGGAATCCACGTTTGCCCATTATGGCCTTTTTCAATGGCACTGAGAATCAGATCGACAGAATCGTCCAGTGTCATGACGTACCTTGTCATATCAGGGTCGGTGACAGTCAAGAACTCTTGCGTCTCAGCCTGGTATTTGAACAGCGGGATGATGCTCCCGCGGGATTCAAGAACATTGCCATAGCGAACTGCAAGAAACCTGACATCGGGTCGACCTGACAACTCTTGACTTGTCACAATGCGTTCTGACACGGCCTTACACATGCCATAGACGTTGACGGGAGAACAAGCCTTGTCAGTGCTGACGAACAACACTGCGTGGAACGTCATGTCTCTCAGGTCGTTGATGGCAGCGACGATGTTTTGTGTTCCTATCAGGTTGGTGGCAACGGCTTCATTTGGACTGCGTTCACACGTGTCGACCTGCTTCAGTGCTGCTGCAATGATGACGTGGGCCGGCCTCACCTGACGAATGACGTCCTTGACACGGGAATAATCACGCACGTCGCCGACGTAGAAATGAACGTCCCTACCCCGATCCTGCGCTGCAAGTTCGTTCTTGATCGTCCAGTGCTTTGCCTCATCGCGGGAGTACACAGAAACATGGTTCTTGCGCGACAATCGGTCGATCAGCTTTTTTCCTAGCGAGCCCGTGCCGCCAAAAATGAGGTACCGTGACATGTGTAGATTATCCTTTATGTCGAACAGACGTTACATTACAGAGATCATTTCTTCAAATGATGGAACATTCAACTTAGAACACAGATCATGAACTGTTGACAATGTCCTATCAATTTTGTTGAAAGCAGCAGCGTGATTGATTGACAAGTTAAGTCCAAATTGTCGATTGAACGCTTCAAGCATCTCAGCTTTTGTTACAGGCGTTGGATTGAAAATGTGTCGAAGTCCGACGCAATATCGATCGTTCAATATGATGTCATCACAGCACTGAGCAAATTGTTGCGTTGTCACGCCGTTCCAGAGGTGATTGGTGTAACCGGTGACAGACTTTCCTCGTTGTGACATAGCCCAACCTAGTAGGCTAACTGCCCCATGCAATTCTGTTCCCACAAACGATGTTCGAATGACCATGCACGTGGTGGGTTCACCCGTGAGTTTTGACAAACCGTACGAATCGACCGGTTTGGGTTCATCGAGCTCCGTTGATTGTCCTTTTTCGCCACTAAAGACGCAGTCTGTCGAAATGTGAATCAAACGTGAACCAGCTTGTTCGCATGCTGCAGCCAATTTTTGGGGGAACACGACATTGAGACGGTACAGTTGCTCGTCATTCAGGGCATTCTGCTTGATCCCACCGATGCAATTGATGACGTAGTCGTATCCATCAAATGATGTCTTTGTTTTGGCATCGATGTAATCGAGTGCGTCAAAGTAAAAGTGTCGCGTGGGATCATAAGAGTATTTTATGTTACGCAGCGACAAGCTAACATCGTGATCTGTTTTGGTCACAAAATGGTGACCCAAAGCATGTCCCAACATACCTGTGCTACCCAAGACAGCTAGTTTATACCGCCTTGACATGCATTTTTTCCGGAGGTGTGATGATAGAAACGCGAGTTTCTTGATAACCAATCGTGTTTTGAACGTTTGGACCGCAATAGCTACCTGCGATTGTGCCGTTATTCCAACTTAGCCTGGCATGAAACAAACCTCCGTCAATGATACCAAACTTGTCATGATGCCGTTCAAACATGAGTTGATAATCAAGTTCACTAAACTTTTTTCCCGAGCGCGAGGTTTTTTCGAGCTCTGTAAACACTTGTTTGAATGCGTCTAGACGATTGACGCTGTGAAGTTGTGACAAAAAATCTGTCACAAAAAAACCTGCAGTGTCTGTCTCAGAAATGGAAATGGGCTGACGTGTCTTGTGACTGATTTGATTGACCCAAGCATACGTCCTAGAACCGGTTACCGGCGCTGATTTGTTGTAGAGGCGACGTTCAGCTACTACGAACTCTTGAGCTCGAACACCGCCAACTTCAGGGTGAGTGAGCAAAAATGATTCAATGTCAGCAACTTTTTCGAGTGCAAAATGCACGTGATCAGACTCAATGACATAAATGAATTCGTACCGTGAATCAATGACTTGCAACACCCAATTGATGGCTGACCAGAAACCCTCATTAGTCGATGATTGAAAAATGTGTTTGAAATTTTGGGCCAACAGATCAATCGTTTCAGGAACAGTTGAACCATTGTCAAAAACAATGATGTCATTTTCGATGTTGAAATTCTTGGTAATCTGTTCATTTTTGATGCTTTCAATCACTTGTTTCAAAATGTCAAAACGAGTTTGTTCTACACAACAAGTGATCAACAGGTAAAGAGTTTTCTGTGTCATCAAATTACTCACAAGGAACAGCAGTAAATCCGTGTGGCTCGATTGTGATGATGCACTTGATGTTTTGACTGGGTGGGTGCTCTGAACAACAACATGAACCCGTCGACACCCAACCTTCACCTCGAGTGAGGGCAGCAAGAATCGGTTCCAAGAACAGTTCACGTAGTCGAGCTTCAAACTCACCCCCGGTGATGAGTCCCTCTTCGTACATTTCTACGTACGTTTTGGTGATCACAACGATATCGTTGTCTTTCATCACAGTGATTCAATCAACCTTCTGTAGGGTTCATATCCCATGGGCAATTTCAGGTGTTCAACGTTTGGAACTGCGGGTGTTGTTGCCGATAGAGCGTCTGCTGTGAAATCTATTGCAATTGCACATGGTGGTAGCACTTGTTCAGCAATACCCACGGGAGTTGAAATAACAGAGATGTTTAGCAAACCACATTCAATCAATGATTGTGGGCCACCTTCGCAACGAGCAGTCACGGGGTACAAGTCTAGACATTGATAGAGCTCATTAACATTTTGTTGGGGAGGTCGTTCAAAATATGTGAAAGGAACGTGTTCTTTCAACAAGCGACTAATGACGTACTGTCGACGCCATCCAATAAGAACTACGTGCAAATTTTGATGTCGTGTCTTGTTTTGTACGATGTAATCACACAAGATATCAGGACCCTTTTCAAGCTTAGGCAAATACTGACCCATGGAAATCCCAGCACCTTCTGTGTCGCGTTGCGCGCTTCCAATGAGAAATGCGTCAATTGGCAACTGATACTTCTGTCTGAGCGCTGTTTTGATCTTGTTCATATTTCTTTTTCCAACGACGTTTAGAGGCTTCTGAACATTTCTGGCATGCTTCTTTTGATAGACGTTGTCCTCGTTTTTTAATTGCAATTTTAGCTTTTGTTTCATCTGAGTGTCGTTTTCCATGTCGGGCAGCCATTTTTCCCGTGCGCCCAAATTGTGGATTTCGTTGACCCAATTTTGTTTCTCTCAACAACGCACGTGTTTCTTCTGAAATAGGCGGCCGTTTTTTTGCACCCAAAGATATTTTCAATTGTTCATTTGGATCCATGAAACGACGATGTTGAGCCTCACTAAGATGTTGTCTTGCAAGAACATTTGGTACTGCGCCTTCGCCACCCGTTGATGAATTGTATCCATGATTTGGGTCATTACTTTGATAAAATGTAATCCACTTCTTTTCAGCTAGCAGTGCTTCAGATTGTGTAGCCAGTGTTTCTAGAACAATGGATATCCAATCACTCTCACCATAAAGTGAAATTGCACGATGAAAATGATACTTGCTACCGCATTTGGCGGTTGCAACATGTCTCCTCCAACGCTCATCAATGGATTTTGATGTCCAACCTACGTAACATTTGCTAGTTGTTTTGTTTGTGTGTTGGTAGATTATGAACATGTCTCATTGTAATCTACCGTTGGAACACGTAAATTGCTGTGTGGGAGAAATTGTTGGAACATCATCAATGTTCTCTAGTGTTGTCATCTTGAATATGGATCCATTTGCCCAATAATTGATGACGTGAATCGGTTTCTGGGTCAGTGGACGGATGAACGCTTCAGTGTACCTATTCGGCACGTGGTACACCGTCGTGAATTTATCACAGGCAATGAAGTCTGCCAACTCTGCTGTCCCAAACTTTTCTGGGACGATGTGATGCACCGTGGTGATGACCTTTTTACCGTGCAGAAGACCCGGGTCAGCCAAGCGCCGCCAACACCAGTTTGCATGCAGCCACACCACATCAGCATCTTTTGGGTGCAAGACACTGATGTCACCGTTGTCTTCATTCCACTCTTTGACAAAACGGTCAACGATCCATGATTCGTTTGGTGCTAGAACGAACACGCGATTCATGTCGAGATACTACCATCAGATGAGCGACGCGAACAACTCAATGTACGCTTGTGCCACGTGGTTGATGTCGATATTCAAGATTCCCGTATAATCGAGATCCTCGCGGGAAGGCAAAAACTTGACCTGTGTGACGTCGATCTCAGGTGGATTATCGTAATCTGCCAACTCAAAATTATAGGCATGCGGTTCTTTGAGGACTATCCCATAGGCACCGTGACCGATCAGTTCCTTGGTCCCACCGACCTCACTGCACACCACGGGGGTACCCTGTGACAGTGCCTCAACGATGACGTTGGGACAGTGATCAGCCCATGCCAGGTGTAGCATCCAGTTCGCGGCAGAATAGATCTGCATGTAGACCTCAGGGCCAACTGCTCCTGCATAGAAAATGTGGGGTCCCACGATTCGACAATCAGGGTGGTCACCCAAAACGATGAGACAGCTATTTGGATGCTGCGTAGCACGCAGGTGATCAAACAATTTGATGTTTGCTGCAAGTCTCTTTTGTGGGTGCCAGTTAGAACTACAGACGTAAATTTGATCGTAGGCGGCGCGCATCTCCGCGAGCTTAGGAATAGTAATCTCCTTGACTCTTGTCAGTTCAAGGTCAACGCCATTGCTGATGATTGTGTAAGGTTTCTGTTGATCGTGAACACCCCACCAGTGATCAACCATGTCATGATCAAATTGTGATTGGAACACGATACAATCAGCTCGGTCGAACAAGGCCTTGATTCCTCTATTTTTGATTTCGTACTCGTTGGGTTTAAACCATATTCCATCGAGACGTTGGACGACTTTCTTGGCCAATGGCTGACCCGTTGGTTCAATGAAGACCAACGACACGTCAGCTTCGGGACCTTTGTCGACCAACTCGTGACCTGAGTTAAATAGGGCAACTGCAAGTCGCTGTGCGAAAGTCCCAGGGCCAGTTTTGAACTGATGTACGTTGTCAAAATGTACTTTCACGAGCGCTTCTTGACCTCCATGATCAGTGGCACCGCAAAATCAGTGCCATTCAACATCATGGCCATCAGAGCAATTTCCTTGGTCGTGATGTTATCGAGCCTGGCACGTTCACTGAAGATGTTAGGATCTAGCTCGTGGGTGTTGTTGATGAGGATGCCATCATAGTACTGTTGTGCCAAATAATTCATCGATTCATTGCTGATTTCGACCTTGGCAGCGGTCATCACCTCGACCAACGTCTCGAAGATCTCACTGTAGATCTGCGTACAAACAAGGACGTTCAAGTCCTGGTCAGGTCTGATATATTTCTTGAGCTTTCCTCCCAACAGAGAACTGATTGCCTCGTGCAATCTCGGTGGTTTCATGGAATTCCTTTGACGCTTGTTTCGAGAAAGTCACTGTACTGCTTGACACAGGTTTGCCAGTCGGTGAGAGGTTGTGCCTGGGCGATCTTGGGAAATTCATTTGCCAACAGGTCACGCTTGAGTTCTTCCCAAGAATGGTACTGAGCTGCATCTCCTGCAAATTCTACTGCACCGCCACCGTCTGTGTGAACGAAGGTCGGCAGGCCACACGCGAGGCTCTCGAGCACGTGATTGGGCCCAGGATCCCACCGTGAGGCACTGACATAGACATCGTGTTTGCCGAGCTCTTCCCCGAGTCGCTTACCACTCAAAGGTCGCACCACGGTGGTGTTCTTGAAGTTGCACTTGTGTCGACCGATGTAGGTGAAAGCGAACTTGTCAGGGTTCTGTCCGACAAACTTATCGAGTTCCTCGTAGATGTCGGCCCCTTTCATCGAGTTATCCGACCAGTGGTGGGCTGCGATGTTGACCTTGCCATTGTTCAACTTGGACTGTGACTTGAAGACCTCACGGTCAACACCGTTAATGATGACGGTGTTGTTGGTACAACCCCATCCCTTTTTCTCGAAGTATTCCTGCAACCATCGTGAGACAAAGACGGTGCCGTCGACATGGTGAGACAAGGCAATCAGCATCTTGTCGACGTCAGTCGTTCCCTTGCGGGCATCGTTTTCATTAACGCGGAGCACGAGCTTGACGTCGCGGTGCGGGCTCATCACCGACTTGTACATCACTGCCTGTTCGGCAGAGATACCGTACCCATCATTGTCGATTCCTGCGAGGAGCATTGCATCAGGTGCCACCCGCGAGTCGTCAGCTGCGATGACTTGGTGACCGTGTTGAGGCAGCATTTCGTATGCCGCGTGCACGAAAGCATTGCCCCCGCCCCAGGGTCCACGAACAGGTAGCCTATTGACGTAGATCTTCATGTTACAATATTATCACCGTGGTATCATAAGGTTCACTGTCTGTTGACAATGAAATTTGACGATTCATCGTCAATCCAAACAACCTGTGTCATCCCCTGGTGTCCGTGAATGTCAATGACGGTGTCGATGTCAGGGTAGTAACTCATCGCAGTCTTATCAGACAACCAAACCAAGGCACACCAATTGGTGTCAAATTGACAACCTTCGGCGACCTTTCATAGACCTGAGACACCTGAAGCATCTTGATTACGTTGTAGGTAGAAGCGTTTCATGATTGTTCTCTTGTTCGATAGACGATATTTGTCACGTAGATGTACGGCTGTTTCAGTTGGCCACTTTCGATGCAACCACGACATGCCCAAAGAGGGTAGCCCGAAATCCATCCGACGTCGGCAATCTCATCTTTGATCGCGTAGCAGAGTTTGCACCGCTGGTGATCCCAACGACTCATTTAATGTAACTTCTCTGACGTAGGAACACTGCCTCATCGCGCTGGAATCGAGCATCAGGCGTCTGGTAGGTCGCTGGGACATCATCGATCGTATAGTGATAAAATACACGGGGAATGAACCCGCGACGCTTAGAGTTGTGCAAGACCGGCAAATAAATCGCCTGATCGCCAGCGCGCTTGATGTACTCACCGTCTTCACCGCGGAAGTTTTCATCCTTGACATCATTGAGCATGCGCTTACGGAACGTCTTCAGGTGACTGGAAACCCATGGGTGTGTGTACGGGTCAGCATCAGGGGACATCGGTCCTGAGATGTTCTTGTCAGTGAATCCCCACCTGTGAGCCGTCCACAGGGCATCAAAATCGCCTTGGTTGTAGAAGACATTGAGGTACTTGAGAGCGTCAAGCTCTGTCAACCAATCGTCTGCATCAATGCGACAGATGATGTCGTCGTCGTCACACAGTGAGATCCCGTGAAGGACGTTGGCGACCTCCCATTTTTTCTCAGCGTTCCAGATGGCCGTCACCTTGCCAACGTTCATGTCATCGAAACGTCGCAGCCAGTCCTTGGCAGAACACACCTGAATAGGGTCACTGACATCATCGATCAGAATCAGACGCCAGTTCTTGTATGACTGCCCATACAGCGAGTACAACATCTGTGGCAATGTGGCCTCTGCGTTGAACATCGGAGCCACAAAGCAGAATCGATTTTCACCAGTCATCGAAGTTTGTGACGTCATGTTCATCTCCACACATGCAGAAAATTGACACGCATTGGCCTATACCCGTGTCGATGATTTTCCATCCAAGAGCTCGGCCGGCTGCACTAGCATATGGAAATTTGCCTTTGTGTTTGTCGATGATGTGTTGATTGACCCAAGCGTTTGCTTCTGCACGTTGTTCTTTTGAAAGAAAACCAACCGGCTGAAGATCTGTTGATGTTTTTCGTGGCCTGCCATACTTCCTTTCGAACCATGCATCTGAACCGAAATCATCGGCTAGCTTGAATTCACCAGTCATCACGGGCGCCTCCTGGTTTTGTGAGCAAAACTTGACCGTAGTCAACTTGCTCGTCAGCGAAACGTCGGTCGTCAAAAAATAGTCGACGATCCATCACGATCAGTTCTTTGCTGGGATCATCAATGGTATCAATCAGGTCGCGGCACTGGATTCCTGGGTCTTTCTTTGACGGCATGTGGTAATCGTCAAAGAGCATGCATTGCTTCCATTTGTCCTTGGTCAATTCCCAATCGAGCTTGGTCGCCTCGTAGGAGTGATCACCGTCAATGTAGATGAGGTCGAACTGTTCGTTCATTGCCGGCAACACCTGACCTGATGTTCCTTTGACGAACTGGATGTACCCGAACCACTCGCGGGGGAAGACTTGTTGCAACATACCCACGTATTTCTCGTCAAGGTTGGGATCGACAGTGGTGACCTTGCCCACGATCCCCGCGTCATGGAACGCCCGGGCCGCACAGAACGTAGAGTAACCGCGACCAAAGCCGATTTCCAACATCGACGTCATGTTATATTTTCTGATCAGGTGATAGATCAGGATGCCTCGTTCATAGTTGGCGCGGTAGAATGATCCGTATTTCTTGTAGTTGGGATCAGCTGCCTCGCGCTGGCGTTCTGCAGTGAATCGACCGATGTAGTCAAAGTCTCCCATGATGACTGTATCGGGTGAGACACCGAGCTCTTCGAGCTTCTGTTTGATGTTGATCGTTTTCATTTTTGCATCACCTTGGGTTGTGATCGGGTACACTTGATATGAGGTGTGGTTTTTCCAGTCCACTTTGAGTGCCAGATGTGACCGCCTGTTTTTTCTGTGAGTTCTTTTGCCCGTGATTCAATCATCTCATCGGTCACTTGCGACCACGGGACATCGAACATCATGTTGTTTTCTGTTGTGTCAGATGTGTCTTTATCCCAGAGACCTGACCAGTGATTTTGCCAGTAATCACGATAGAGCTTGATCTTCCGCGACATATCATACCAACTGTAGTGAAACACTGACGGCAACTGTGAGACTGCGACATTGAACCAACTTTCGTACTGCTGCATGTCATTTGACTGCAATCCCCTCAGACGAACCTGATCAACATCAGGCGTGTAGAACGAAATGTGAGGAATCCGTTCACCCGTTTCTTTATCAACCATGTCACACCCGTCGGTACCCAGGCGGGCCATAGGATGCCCAGACGCGTCGATCGCACGAAGTTCCCTGGGAATTCCATGGGTAATGTTGGGCTTGTTCCGCGAGAGCCGCCATTTCCAGGGTTGAACGTCAGCACGAACTTTCTCGGGACCACCCCAATACTCAATGACGGGCAGTGAAATGATGTCAATGTCGCGCGGCATGTGACGACATAGGTCTTGAATCTTTCTTACATCATCCTCATGAACGATTTCATCTGAGTCCATCTGCCAACAGAACTCGCCGGTGCACATGGAGCGGGCCTCAGCCTTCTGCATGCCATCGTAGACCGCGTGTCGGGGGTGAGACCAATCACGAGAAACCTGCTTGACCTTGACCCGAGGATCAGACGTGGCCAGGAACTGCAATGCAGGCCAGGTTCCGTCGGTACTGCCGCCGTCAACCACACAAATCTCATCGCAGAACTCTGCCATCGACAGGATGGCTTCTTTCCACGGATACTTCTGCGTCTGACAGTTGTAGACGGTCATGTAGCCCGAAATGGTGGGCTTGTAATTCATCATGTATTTGACACTCGACCAAAATGTCTTGGGAGAAACTGAAAGATATTCATGAATTGAATCGAGATCATCTGTGTTGAACCACTCCTCGTGACGGTGTTGAACGTGGTCATTGAGGACCAACTGACATCCCAACAATTTGGCTTCAATGACCATTCGTGGACATGTGTCGCCGCCAGCGGGCAAATAAACAAAGCCTTCGGCCTGTGAAAGTTTCGTCAACAGTTGATCGTACGGAAGATTCCAAACCACTTCATAGTCTTTGTTGTTGTCTTTGCACCATTGCTCGGCAGTTGAGGCCCCTTTGACCCACGAGTTCGAACCTAGGACGAGCCACTTTTTGCGCTCTGCAGAGGCTTCACTATGAAGCTTGTTGATGAAAGCTAGGGTGACAGGATCGAAGACACTGGATAGTACAACGTTTGTCTTTTCAAGCAAGAATGGAAACAACGTCGTGTAGCGCTCTTTTTGCTTCTCGGACATCCACCAGAGGCCCATCGAACCATAATAGAAAGCTGACACCAGTTTACCACTATTTTGCTCGTGACAATCACAAGGTGTCTTAGTGTTGTCAAAGTGTTTTTCTGGTGACCTAAAACGACAGTACTTGTAGTCGTACTCAAGTACCATGTACTTCAAGTTACCGATAATGCTGGGGATCAGCTGTGCATTAATGTCAGCGAAATTTCCAAACAACCAGAACTTTGCTACACCCTGCTGCAGCAAGTCCATCGTCAATTGTTTTGTGTGAAGCTTGAACACCTTGAAAGGACTGGACTCAATCAATGCTTGAGTCGTCAGTTCCGCTCCTCCGACATAATCGTCAACAAACATGTCAGAAACAAACACGATGTGTGCATCGTCTGGAATTTGTGGTTGCTTGTTTCCTGAAAATACCGGGTTTTCAAACACAGTGTTGACCTCAAACAGAATACTACCCACTTAACATGACTGTGTTCAAGATTGCGTTTCTATGTTTGTCTCGCTCGAGAGCACACCTACTTATGCGTGCAACACTTAAGATCCCATTTCTTAAATTTCTTAAATTCTGTTTCCCTGCTCGAGCAGGCATTTTCTTAAATCTTTAAAGCATCTTTAAAGCTTAACTGCGTAGCTAGCGCGAGAAAGTAAGCATGGCACAGCAACCCAAGAAATCATCGTATACCTCAAATTCAATCGATGAACCTGCGATGATCAAACTGTTGCTTGATATCCAACAGAAGATCAATGCTTCACCTGCGCTAAATGGTGGATTTGATACGTTGTTGTATAAAGTCGACAAAATTGAAGGAGCCCAGGGTGAAATTGTTGGTCGTCTCAGTGAAATTCACAGTGCGATTTATAATCCTGACGAGGGTCTATTCGCGAGAATCGTTGAAGCAAAGAACACAGCTGTGACAGAAAATTCTGAGCTCGACAAGAAATTGATCGCAATGAATTCCTGGCGTGAAAACGTCGACAAGTTGATCGATGACGATGCTACAAAAGACGAAGTGTTGTCTAAAAGAGTCGACGAACAACAGAACATCATCAATGACTTGAAATTGTGGCGTGCGAACGTTTCATCGCTCGGTAAATGGATGGGCGTTGCATTTGGCGGGGGCTTTGTCACCGTGATGTTCAAGTTGATCTATGATGCCGTCACTACCCACTGGAAGTAACGTGGTATACCATTACCCGTGTGGATAACACGGTTCAACTGCAACACGATGTCAGGCTAGCGATCGAGGTCGTCGTTTTCACCGTCAAGCGTCTGCTCGATGCTGACGTTAACACGGTCATGATCCCAGTCGATTCACGTCCAGTGACACAGACTCGTTTGCAGTTGTTTTACAACTTGAAGTGGTCCAATCGAGTTCAATCTCGAGTTTGGGAAATCGTGTTGACCCATGCCGTGGCTGCTGAAAAATTGGGTCCCGGGGCCTTCGATCCGACACTCAGGAGCATCATAGAAAATCTCGAGTGTCACTTGAAGGGACAACAACCTTCCTTTATTTTGAACAACTCGTGTGTCACCTCGAGGCACTCTTCAGAAACAGACCTCAAGCGGCTCATTACAACATACGATGTCAATTCACTGACCCGGTCGATGCTCCATACGGCCTTGCATCTGGCCGGTTATGGGGGACGCATTGTGGTTGAAAAGACGCATGCCCAAGTGTCGTCCGTGGAATTGGTCAATGGTTACAATTTCACTGTGAATCCTGGTTGGCCCATGTCAGTTCGTCTTGAGTCACCACGGGTGTTTGTCATCGACGGTTATATCGAGCAGGTATCAGAGGTGAATCACCTGCTCGAGGCTGCCAGTGAAACCAGAGAATCAGTAGTGATGTTTTCACGGGGACTGTCAGATGACGTGTTGCATACCCTCCGCATCAATCACGATCGTGGAACACTGAAAGTGATTCCGCTGGTAGTTCCATTCGACCTAGATGGGATCAACACCGTCAATGACATCGCGATCGCCTCAGGTGCCAACATGGTCGCTAGCAACAAGGGTGACCTGATCAGTTCGACAAGATTCGTCGATGCCCCACGGGTAGATTCAGCGTTGGTCTATCCCACCAAAGTGGTCATCCAAGAGACCAAAACGGGACATGCTGTGGCGGCCCATGTCGCAGAACTCAAGAAAAAACGACATAGTTCGAACCTGGTCGATGTGGGTGAATTGTACGATCGCAGAATTAGAGCATTGTCGCCCAATCAGGTCGTCATTCGCTTGTCAGACGACAAGGATTTTGTCAGAAATTCACAAGCCATCGATGTGATGCTGCGAACTTTTAGGTCACTGGTCGATCATGGGACAACAGATGATGGTAGATCAGCGATTATAAAAGTAGCCACAGTGGTACATGTTCAAAAATGTCTAGAAACGCTGATGTCTTTGGGTGCTGTTATCATTTCGTCTGATGACGCAAAACAGACTCCTTGAGCTTTCCATTGGAATTCAAGGCTGAAAGGATCTTGAGTGTCACAGCTTTATCGACACCGAGTTGCTTTGCGAAGTCTCCCGCCATCGATTCAACATGATCGTCTTTGAGTTTATTTTCCCCGGGACCCTTGGCAGCTCCGGTGGTGGATGGGACATTTGGTGCATTGGCTCCCCCAGGAGTTGATTGCGTCGTTTCCTTGCCTTGTTCACCTGCTACCGGGTCGCTCCCCTTACCGGCCGACGCAGCGATTTTTTCACCTTCAGCTGCTGCATTAGCAAACTCCTTGGAGACCAACGCAGCCTTTTCCTTGAATACCTTAGGCGTCGTTTCGAGAATATCCTTGACGATCGATTGAAGTCCCTTGCCTCCAGTCAGACCTGGAAGGTACTTGCGGATCCATCCTTGACCAAGCTTTGATGCATCAAAGTCCGGACGAAGGCTTTTCTTGATGATATCACTCATCAACTTGATCTGTTTTTGTGCATCTTTATCAGACTTTGTCGAGGCGTTCATAGCCTGCCGGGCTCCGGCAGTGGCTTCGCCTTCTTTATCCTGGCCAGTGATGCCTTGCTTGATCGATACGTCTTCCGGAAGCTTCATTGAATCAATGAGCTTTGTCATGTCTTCAAAGAAATTTCTCGTGGAATCAACGAAGGCCATGGCACTCGTCAAGGGATCATCATTGAGTTGTTCACCTTTACCAGTGAGCTTCTTGAAAAAATTAGCGATCGCTCGAACTGGATCTTTTCCGCCGCCTGCCAACACTTTTTTGACATCGTCAAGGACGGCTGTTTTGACAGTGTTGAACGCCGTGATAGGTTCAAAATCAGTGGCACTCAATTTCTTGATGATATCAAAAGCGATTGCTGATTGTTTTGGATCGAGCGCTTCCAACAGCAACAGATCTCGGGGTCCGTACTTAATTTCACCGATAATGACTTTTTTGTCAATTCGATGCAATCGTTCTTGCAACAGTTTCAATTTACGCGAGGCATGTTTTTCTTTGAGTGTCGTCATTCTGGCGTCCCTTCACCTTTTACTCATGTAAGTAGGTGGATACCTTTCACGGTAGGAACATCGTACAATGCAACCCAAAGACAAGATTGGCAAGGCCTCATGGAATCACTTTGAGGCCTCCCGTGATTCAGTCATCAAAAATATCGTTGATGCCATCCGTGATGGAAAAATCAAAGTTGAAGCCTCAACAGTTCCTCAACTATTGTCCTTGATCGGCGCTTCTTTGGAAGAAGGCTATCACAAGGGATACAGAATCTTTGAGCGCGAAGTCGTCGCAGCTCTGGGTACTGCAGCCGGTACATCAGTGCCTTCACCGACTACGAAAAAAAAGTGACCTGGTTGAACTGGCTGGAAGATGTGAAACTGAGGATATTCTGAATGCCTTCAGGAATCAAGCACTTGATCCGTTGCCGATGTATCATGCCCCAGTTCAAGAACTTGCATGAGCCTCCTGTACACCAATTCATTGTTTTTTCTGTCTTGGGAGACGATGACAAGCTCGAGGTGAAGTTCACGCAGTGTAACAATTGTGGTATCATTCACAAAGTGACTGACGTGTGTCGATCAGAGATCCTACAATCTCGTGAGTCGATGGGATCACTAATGACACTCGATGACATCAAGTTGGGCCTGCCGGCAAGTCTTATAACCATCCTAGATGCTAACGGTGCCGATTTGTCAACATGGGAAGCCGCTAAGTTCATATATGAAAATAAGCAATGGGGCAACTTTACTGTGTTGGGAACGGATTCAGACGCAGGAACTCGACAAGGGAAGTACCTGCAAATTCTAGGTGAAAACCTTTTCAAGGTCAACACATTTTCTCGTGAGGAGTATGCCAAGTGAATCAACCCACCGTGTACGGTCAATTGCAATCAGAGAAGACTGCCCAAGAGAATGCCATCGCACGACAGATTGTCCGTGAGATCGGCATGTTTGGCATCAATGAGAGACAACGATGGCTCATCATTCACGGGCTCGCAATGGAACTTGAGAACGTAGAAGACCTCAAGACATTGGTCGGCTTTGTCAAAAATCTCAAGGGTCATGAAGTCTTCTTGACCGGTCATGATAAGGAGTTCGACGATGGGACGATCGATTGAAAAAAATATGCCGGTGACAGTCGCGACTGCATCAACACGGCATGCTGGTTCTTCTGAAGAAATGTTGATGCAGTCATTGATGGTCCAACAAAGTGACACAGCACGCATCGTAGTGTTGCACGGTGAAGTCAATGAAATGACAATTTCTACCGTGATTGTACAGCTACTACAGCTAGCGAATCAAAATCACAAGCCCATTCATCTGGTCATCTCAACTTATGGCGGGTCTGTCGATGAAATGTTCAGTCTGTACGACACAATCAAATTTTTGCCATGTCCAGTTCACACTATTGCCTTGGGAAAAGTAATGTCAGCAGGTGTTCTCTTGTTGGCCTCAGGTGTTAAAGGACGCCGCATGATTGGAAGATCAGCACGAATTATGATTCATCCAATCTCGAGTTCACGAGAATTTGGCAACGTTTTTGAGGCCATGAATGAAGTCAAGGAACACCAACGTCTACAATCATTGATGATCAATGCATTGAGTAAAGAGACTAAGATGACCCGTGTACAGCTCGAAAAAATTATGAAAACCGGTCACGATTATTTCTTGACCCCGGAGAAGGCCGTCAAGCTAGGAATCGTCGACAAAATTGTGGGCGACGATACAAAGTCTGAACCACCTGAAGTGTAGAAATCATTACCACCGTAGTACATTTGGAGCATATGCCCAAGTTTGACTACGTGAGGTATTTTCCATTTTCTAGCATCAGACCTGAACAACGGACAGCTATCGAATTTGCGCTGGATGCTTACGAAGCAGGTAAGCGCTATGCTGTGCTAGAAATGGGCACAGGATGTGGAAAATCCGCGACTGGCATCACGATTGCTAGGTATCTTGAGGCTCACGGGAACAAGACGTTCGACGAGGATAACATGCCTCTGTCAGGAGCCTACGTCTTGACGACTCAGAAGGTACTTCAACAACAGTACCTTGATGATTTTGGACCGGGCATCGGTGCCAGCAAGAACCTGTTGTTGAGCATCAAGTCTGCTACCAACTATCGCTGCGGTTTTTATCAAGATCAGAGCTGTGCAGAAGCCCGCCGCATTTTGACACAGTTGGGCAAGCGCATTGCAGGAACAGATTTTCATAAACACTGCCGTGGAGGTAAGTGTCCCTATGCTGTCGATAAACAAGCCTTCATCGAGTCTCCCATCTCCATCACCAACTTTTCATATTTTCTAGCAGAGACGATGTATGGCAAGAAGTTGACACCACGGGACCTGTTGATCATTGATGAGTGTCACAACACAGAGAATGAGCTGGGTAAGTTCATTGAGATCACATTTTCTGAAAAATTCGCTAAAGAAGTACTCAAGTGTCGGATCACAGCGCTCAACAGCCAAGAAACTGTCTATGATTGGATCTGTAAGAGTTATAAACCGGCCCTCTCACGGTATCTCAAGGGCGTTGAAAAGGCACTGCACTCCAAATTTGACTCGTCGATCACTGGGTTCGGTGACCTCAGCAAACAATATGAGATGCTCGACAAACACATTTGTAAAGTCAATCGTTTTATCTCATCTTACACACCTGACAATTGGGTGTTGAACCTAGTGAAGCCTCCCGCTGGCTCACGGGGAAAGCGCAAGTTTGAGTTCAAACCCGTCGATGTTTCAAGATTTAGCTACGATTCATTGTTTAGATTTGGAGGCCGCGTCTTGTTGATGTCAGCGACAGTCGTTGATAAAGACGTCTTCTGTAGGTCGATCGGGCTCGATCCGTCGGATGTGGCGTTCTTGAGCATACCGTCTCCATTTCCAGTCGAGAACAGACCTGTTCATTATGTTCCTGCAGGATCAATGTCAATGAGCAACATTGAAAAAACGTTGCCTTCGATGGCTGAAGCCGTCAAAATGTTGATCGATCAACATCCCAACGACAAAGGCATAATCCACTGTGTTTCATTCAAAGTTGCTCAATACATGATGGAACACGTAGATTCACCGAGGTTGTCGACACATAATTCAGAAAATCGTGATCAAGTACTACGGTCTCACATTGAAGCAAAAACCGCCTCAGTGCTCCTGTCACCATCTATGATGGAAGGTGTTGACCTAGCTGACGATGCCAGCCGGTTTCAAATTCTGTGCAAAGTACCTTTTCCGTATCTCGGTGATGCCGTCATCAAAAAGAGGATGTCACAGAACAAAGCATGGTACACGTATCAGACGGTCAAGACGATAATTCAAGCCATGGGACGTTCTGTCAGAAATGATCAAGACCATGCTGTGTCGTATATCCTTGATTCAGACTGGGAGAGGTTCTTTTCGATGAACGGCCGGATGTTTCCACCTGAGTTTTCAAAAGCGTTGTTGTAGACTGCCACGCGCACTCTGGTCACCTTTCCTTTACTAGTAGGCACCAAGGCGTATATCTATATTAGGAGATGTATACGAATGGAAACTGACAATCAAGTGTTCACGAAGTGGTGCGAACTAAAGGCAGTCTTTGAAAGCATGGAGCTCGACGTGATCAAGAACTCTCGGGGCGTTTCAGCCGCTGGTGTTCGTGCTCGTAAGGGACTACGAACTTTGAAGACAAAGGCGACTGAACTCGTCAAGCTGACAGTTGAGCTCGATAAGTCAAAAAAGTCTGACCAGCCGGCGAAGGTTGCCAAGCCTCCGGTCAAGTCACCCAAGAAGTCCTGAACTATAAAACGTTAGGATGCCTCGGCGACTGACCGGGGCATTCTCGTTTCTACTGACCTATTTACGTTAGTTGGAGAACACATGCCTTCAAATCGAGCAATTCTAGCAGACCTCGCGAAGTACAATCTAGATCCCAAGGTGGCACATACTACGATCCATGCTCATGGGCGATTGGGAAAAAACGTCGCTCCGCCGTCCCAGCCTCCTGTTCAACCTGTGAAAGTTGTTACTAAACCGCCCACGCTCCCCAAAATTCAAGATCTTGAACCGGTCGTGGTCGAAGTCAAAGTAGAGGAAAAAGTGATTGAAGTAAAAGTAGACGAAAAACCTGTCGCCAAAAACAATGACGAAGTCGTCGTAGACGTCACAGATTCTTCGAAAAAGAAAGTCAAGAAGATCTTTGAGAAGGCTTAACGGCTAGCATTTCTGATTTTTTCATAGATGCCCTTTTCGATCTGACAGATTCTCATCCTTGTCAATCCATAGATCTTTCCGATCTCCTGCAACGTGTGAGAGCCCTCGCCGGCAGCGATCATGACACAGTTGTGTCCAGCTGGATATGATATCCAATGTGAACATTGTTTTCGTTGGCAGTCGACACCGTATTTTGCGTGGACTGAAAAACACGTAACACCCTCAATGACAGTACCTGTTGATTTGGACTGGATGATATTGAGATGCCTTTTATCGTTCTGCTTCACCATGTGTCTCCTTGGTATACAGTAACGTGAGGTGGCCGCTGTGTACAAGATTCAACGCAGATCAAAATTACATGCTGTCAGTGAAGTGAGAAAATTGTAAGGACGTCCGGAGACACATGACTAAAAAGACTTATGTTTTGGATACGAACGTGTTGTTGAGTGATCCCAATTCGATTTTTTCTTTTGAGGAACACGATGTCATCGTTCCTATGGTCGTTCTTGAGGAGCTAGACCATCATAAGAGCCGTCAAGATGAGGTCGGCCGCAACGCACGAAACATTAGCAGGACGCTAGACGATCTCCGTCAGAAAGGTAGTCTCTTTGAAGGCGTCGCCCTTCATTCCGGAGGTGTGCTCAAGGTCGCAACTATCCAGTCCGACAAAATTGCAGAACTACCGATTGAACTGAGGTCGACCAATCCAAAGGTCGATAACTTGATCATTGCTTTTATGCTATCGTTCAAGTCTTCTTCGGCTGAGGCCGTTCTAGTATCAAAGGACATCAACGTCAGGCTAAAGTGCGATTCTTTGAACGTCAAGTGTGAAGATTACTTGAAGATGAGAGTCACTAGCGACCCACAGAAGTTCTACCGTGGTGTTGAAGTCATTGAATTGGCAGAAGACCTGATCGATCAGTTTTATCATCAAGGTGAACTACAGCTGTCGGCCGACATTGCGTCTTCTTACAGATTGTGTCCGAATCAGATTGTTGTCATCAAAAATGTCTTGAATGGTCAGACGACCAAGTCTGCGATCACCAAGTTCATTGCGGCTGACAAACCACTCATCCCAGTTGCTAAAATCGAGCATGCATACAATCTGAAGCCCAGGAATAAAGAACAGAGCTTTTCACTTGACCTGTTGTTTGACAACAATATCAAATTGTTGACGTTGGTTGGTCCATCGGGCACCGGTAAGACGTTGTTGGCTATTGCAGCTGCTTTGGCACAGCTTAAAGGTCTAGGTGATCAGCCTAAATATGAAAAGTTGATTGTGACACGCCCAGTTCAACCTGTAGGTAAAGACATTGGCTTCCTGCCGGGCACTCTTGAAGAAAAAATGGAGCCATGGATCGCTCCCATTCGTGATAACATCAATTTTTTGATGGGCACACGGAAGACGCCTGTAAGGCGAGGCAGAGGTGGAGGTGACCAGGGTAAAACTGTCGATGAGTACTACTTGTCGCTGATGCAGGAAAGGGGACTCATCGAGATCGAAGCGATCACTTTCATCAGGGGTCGTTCAATTCCAAATGCCTTCATCATCATCGATGAAGCACAGAATTTGTCGATGCACGAATTGAAGACGATCATCACCCGTGTTGGTGAAGGGACAAAAATTGTCCTGACGGGCGACATTGAACAGATTGACAATGTACACGTTGATGCTTATTCAAATGGGCTGTCATACGCCGTTGAGAGGTTTAAAGGCTACGACATTGCTGGTCATGTTACACTCATAAAAGGTGAGCGAAGCATGCTAGCTACTCTCGCCTCTCAAATTCTCTAAGATTCGGGCGGCCACTAGAACACAGCGGCTGTATATTTGTAGTCGACATGGCAGGAATTCTTGACAGTAAGACTCGAGTGCTCGATAGCATCATCACGCTAGAAGGCCGCAAGCAGTTTTCACAAGGTGGCATCAACATTCACTATGTGACGTTCACTGACGCTGCTACCTTTTATAAGGGTGACGTTGTCAGTGGTTCAGCTGATGCGACTGCTAGGATCTATCTTGAACAATCACACTTGCCACAGGATCAAGTGACATTGCAGGCTGACGATGATGGTCTCCTGATGAATGATTTGGGAATTTTTGGAGGAAAAGTCGAACAGATTAACCCTGATGCTGCAGTTGCATATGAAACTGTGACACCATTGACGGGTACAGAACTGGTCGATTATTTTGAAAAGACTGTGTTGCCAAACACAATCAAGAACTTTCAAAAACAACAGGCGATCGCTACCCGTGATCCTGTCTTCGAGGATGATGGATTTGCCCTTGGAAATTCAGAGATTCAATTTACCATCGTAGAAAACAAACCAATTCCCAATCGAGCGTCTTTTATTGGACAGTTTGAAAACTTGCAAGACATCTTTGCAGACCTAAGGATGGCACACGTTGATAATTTCAAATTTTTGCCACCGATCAATCGAGTTGATGACTCTACGGTCGACAAATCAGATCGTTTTCAGGTTTCTAAGTTCGGAATAGGTCACTATAGACCATGGTCACCACCGACAACTGTGCCGCAAGATCAACGATTCGTTGAACTGCAACACGATTACTTCACTAAAAATGGGTATGTCCGACATATCAATATTGATCCTACGTCACGGGATAACAATCTGTTCATTCAGGCCTTTGAAGTGACTCATGGGACAATGCACAAACTTCATATCATTGACTTTGGTTCCCCTCCTGCTCCACCTCCTCCGCCTGTCAAGATTGGCAAAAAAGCCGGCGGCGCGAACATTGTCAATATCATGAAGCTTCAAGCAGCTACATCGTCCACGTTTCGTACTTTTTTTGTGGGGAAACTTGTCACCAAACCCGAAACTGGCACCCACTCGTTCGTTCATCTTTTTACGTTGATATTTGGGTGATCACATGTACTACAATCCTCCAGCGCAGTTTAGATTGCTACAAATCAGTGATGATTTTGCATCACTTAGACATGTGGGTGCTGGAAATCTGTTGACGTTCGAATTTCGATACAAGATTTCACAGAGTTCAGCTATCAAACATAACGCTATGATCGTTGAAGCTACGGTGTTCACCCGAACCGTGACTAAACGTCCAATCTTGGGTCGAACTAAATTTGGACAAATCGATTCTCGACAGGTTATCAAGAACATTTTGTCTGACATGCCCGAAGCAAAATCAGCCGCAAAAAATAAAGAGAACTACGTGATTCACTCACGTAAACATGACATTTCATCATTGATTAACAATGAAATTGTGGGTGATCTCCGCCGCGGGATACATCCTACGTACATTCAAAAAATGTACAGCAATCAATTGAAGACTGTCACGGCCGGAGAACTGAAAGAAAACAATAACCTTCATCCCATAATCGATATTCTAGATCTTAAAGTTGAAAACATTGCGCTCAAAGTTTCTGCCTCTCTTGAAGAAGACACACAGAAATTGTGTCACGATTTGATCCTTCGCCGCGGGATCGATCCTAGTGAAGTGCAAACGATTAGTTCTAAAATGTTGCATGCTTCAGAATCCTACCTGGGTACCCTAAGACCTCGTATACGACACGAAGCTGAAGAGGGAACATTGATGCGACTACACGATCACTTGATTCTTAGACATGGAGTCAATGACGTTCAATCGACTACCGTTGAGGTCGAAGATCATAAGCTAGTCAATATCATTGTCAATGAACCCCATGATGATGTCGAGGCTGTGATGTCATTCAAGTTCACACCGCCGGTCAAAAAACCAAAATCAAAAGACACGACTGACGTTTTCGTCAAATTCCAACTGTTGGATCCCAATACAGGATCAGCTATTGACGAAATCATCAAGCCCCTAGACGTTCCCAGACACCTCAGCATATTCTATACGCCTGTTCATGCGCCGATAGTGAAGCTAGCCCGATCAAAAATTTCTTCTCGAGCTAATCTAGAAATTTTGCAAATGTCTCCCAATGCTGATCAAGTGTTGATTTATAGGAAAAATGTGTACACCGCAGACGTACACATTGACGATTACAAGCTCGTGGGCGTATATCCATGTCAATTTGCTCATAGAACGACTATTCAAGTTAATTTGCCCACCTACGACGCGGCAATTTACCGTGTCATTCCTGCGAACAAGCGCGCTCGCGGTTTTTTGTATGCTAGTGCAGTCATCAAACCTCAAAGATATCGTCCAGTTCGTGCAATTTCATTGACGTCAAAAACAATCGATAACGGCATCTTGATCGAGGCTCGTAGGTTGCCTCCCGATGCAGTCTCGATTCAATTTCTACAACGTAATTTGACAATTCATGAAAAGGATTTCTCACCGGTCGATGTACCAAAATTTATTAGCAACACTGTTCGTCACGGTGATCATTTGTCGGTCATCACACTCGACGTGCAAGATCACAACGTGTATGAATTTGCTGTCAAACTTTATCACCGCGGTGGCGAACAAATCATCACAGCAAATGAGATACAGGAGTATGTCAGTCCAGCACCAGGAAAAGTTGACATCAAAATTAGCAATGTGACAGTCAGTCACGGCGATGAACCAAACGTGACGTTCAATGTTGCAATTAACATGCTCGATAAAGACATTGATCATGTCAAGTCATTGCTCGAGAGACATGGGATCAAATCGTATTTTGAAGATGATATCATGAACCACCGTGACCAACTTAAATCACTGTTGGCATATTCTGTTCATAGGATTGATCTTTTTACGGGTGACCGCGAAGACATGGGAATCGTGACAGTCAATAGTTTTTCTGATAATGATATCAGCAAAAATTTCGCTTCAAAGCCTTTGAAGTACGGTCACAAGTATCGTTACATTGTGTCTGCTGTCGCTCGTGCTCCAGAGCCGATGTTCGAACTGACAGAAAAGAAACTAGTCGATCAAGTCACTAAAAAGCCCTACAGTTTCAAGCCTCATAAATTTTTGCATCCCATTGCTCTTCGACGAGGTCTATTGTTGTCGCCTTCGGGATTGAAAACCTTGTACACTAAGTCCGCTCTCGCTCACGGAGAATTGGGAACTTATACCGAGATTGAAGTTTCACTTGACCCATCGCCGGTGCAAATTGTAGAAGCAAATGCTAGCAAGTTTGACCACTACAACAACATCATCACCTGGAGGTATCAGGGCGATATCGCATCATGCGATCACTTTGTCATAATGAAAGACGTACATGGAATTCGTAAAGTACTGGGAACAGCCCACACGGATTTTTCACATCACAGTGCTCAGTGGTTGCATCATTTGACCAGCACAGATAAAGGAGAGATCAGGTACGTTATAGTTCCTATTTTGAATGATTTCAAACACGGACAACCAATTGTCACCAATGATCTACTCATCGAGGAATCATGATCAAGACTTTTAAAGTTGGCAACACCGCTGTCATGCAGACCAGTTTGGTTGAAGTTCAACCACAAGCGTCAACAACAGCGGCACCTAGTGGAAATCAGGCCTCATTGCCTCCCAGTGAGGCGAAAATCAAAGGGCTAGCGTATACGTCTCAACAAAATGGGCAATCTTCCCTTTCCACAAATGCCAGTCTTAAAGACATTGTCAATGCCATTAGTCTTCCTGGTTTTTCTACGTCGACATTTCGAGGTCAAGGAACGAATCGTTACATTCCAAGCCAACACAATCGTCATGATCCCAATCACAATCTACCTAAATCGACTGACGATCTTGCTGTCTCTCCTCAAAAGTTCGAACCCTATGAACAGTTGACTGGAATATCAAAAGAGCGACCTGAAGTCATCATGATGACCAATTTTGTGCCACTTTACAAATCACCATCATCGACTAACAACAACGATAAAGAAAAATATTCTACAAGAAGTGCATCTGCAGCTCACAATGCTACACCAGCGGGTCATTTTTTTGATACACAGTGTACCGCCCGTGCTCTGAGGCAGGCAAATTTCAATCACATATGGTCGACTCTTAAGGAAACGTACCCTGGATTCAAACACACGGCCTCGGGTAAATTCAACATAATGGGCGAAAAAGTCAATCAGCTTAGCGCCACAGCATTTTATCTGTATAATCTAGTCAAGACGCTCGAACTTTTGAAGCGTCAGCTAGACATTAGAGATGATGTTCACATAGTTGAGGCTCAAAAAGTTTCTGACAGTCACGATAACAAAAATGCCTTTCAAGGCAGCAGTGGGGGTTTGTCAGCAAACAATATAGCCTCTGCGGTGCCTCCCAAGTACGATACTTCGTATGTCATGGGTTTGTTCGGATACAACACCAATAGCGTCAAAGGCATTTACTCATCGACAAAGATCTGGATGCAACTGTTGCTTGAATTGAAACACGTCTTGCGATCGCATTCTCTTGACATGCTAGACATTCCTAAAACGATACAGAAAAATGACTCGAGCGCGACACGGATCGTTAAAACGCCCAACACTAAGCGTTTTGAATATGCATCACTGCTGCCGGCAAATTTGCCCACGCTAAGTGTCTTGAAAGACTTGCAACCAGCAAGTCTACCTAAAACAATTCAGGCAATCACAGATGCATATGATTCAATGTACACAGGCGTTCATTTCAAAAATGAAGAAATGCGTATCGCTGGAATCTTTAACATGATGTCTCGAGAATATCGCTATTCTCGAGGATTGACTGACGATGACGTTAAACAAGCGCTGTCAAATTATTACGGATTTACTGCCACCGTTCCCTCTGGGGCCCCAAAAGAAAACAACGCAATTGTTCTTGATGCTATCATAGGCCAATTTGGAAACAATATCTCTGATGTAGCCTCAGCCACTAGTAATTCACTGGCATCACTTGCTCAACAACAGCCCTCGGCAGACGTTGTGGTGTTGCCTCTAGAATCAAGGTACATTGATGGAGACGATGGCACCTTGACGCCTGGTAGCGTATACTATGTTGATCAAGTGTTGTCAATTAAGGACAATAGATTTGACACAAAACGTCTAGAAGTTCTACGAACGACGATCCGTGAAGCTCGAAAAGCGTTTGGGATCATCGTTAGCGGTATGAATTTCTTGTCAAAAGACGATCAGGTCGATGATGGAGGACCCACGATCAGCAATCCTAGGACGTTCTTTGATCAGATGCGAGCAACCGTACTAGACTCTGCGGGATATCCGATATTTGAACTGAAGTATGATCCACTTGTTCCCGTCTTTGCTGCTGCTCACAAGAACAAAAAAATCAGATCATTGTTGTTGATGTACACTGTCACGGTGATATCTCGTGCGTACCTTTCAAACATATCGTACCTCAATAGTTTGGCCGAGCAAGACAATACGGCAACAACAGAGGCCATCGTTAATTCCTTGATCAAGGAACTACAAATCGATGCACATCACACAGCAACATCGACAAAGACTGCTTCAAAAGCAAAGTACGACCCGAACAACAAGACTACATTGGCACAATCCGGATCTCCTCCGGCTCCTGCGGGCAGCATTATCAACGTAGACACTATCAAAAATGCGCTCAAACAAGAACCTTTCGGCAGGTTCATAGGTCAAGTCATCACCATGATGAGTCGTGTGATGCAATTTTTTAGAATCGATTCACAGGCCGCGAGTTCAGGTTTCACTCGTTATGGTGGCCACGTTGATACAATTGTGTTGATGACGATGTTGGACATCTTTACGTCAATGATCTACAATTGGGGCGGACGTCGCATCACCGGCATCCATAGCGAGAAGTCCAGTTCTCCGCATTTCACGATCGACGAACACGTTGATAATCACACGCCATCAATCAATGAAATTGATTCTCGACTAGCCAAAGAAATCAACCACACTCACACGGTCATATTTGCGATTTTCAACTTGCTTGACAATCTAGCTAACTCGATTGACAATGTCATTCATGCCGTCAATGGACCTGATTCATTGACAGAACTGAAAAAAATCACTGATTTGATCGATGATCCCGTCTTGTTGCAATTGTTGTTCTCAGAACAACAGATCAGTTTGTTTGCGTCAGCTGTTGCTGACATTCAAAGTGCCTTGAAGGGAGGCACATTTCCCAAGGAAGTTGGCACTCAGGGTACTTTTGATTCTGATGAGGAGATCAGGGCCCTCGATGATTCGGTGGTATCGTCTAAGATGAAAGACGTCTTGGAGACCGTACTGTCGCTGCCTGAGTATTCTTCTAAATTTGCCGCCGCTAAGAAAATTTTGACTGTAGGTATACCGTTGGGATTTGCGCGACATTTGCAACAAAAATTGACAGTTCATCCAGAATCTAATTCTACGTCCCAGCGCTCTGGACCCAGCAAGGGAAATCCACTCCTTAAAAAAGATCATTCGTTTGACGTCAGACAAAATGACGTCATAGAAATTGCAGTTCATAAAGTCGATCTACAAAATCCTGACATCATCTTTCGACCGGTGAAATTTCTTTTCGAATTGACACGGTATCCAGTCAGAAATGATGGCGTAATTGGTGATGAAGCTGAGGCTTCGTCCTCACGGGGATTGCAAGGTATAGTCAATGGATTTGCCACCCGCGGCTATGCCCAAGTTTTTGCAGAAGGTGGAGATGCCGTGCAATTTTTTAAGTCTCACTCGGCATATTCACAGGCACTTTCTGGGCCTTTGTATAGCTTCTTGACTGATGAACAGAAACAACAACTATACACAAATCATGTCATGAGTTACTTGTTCGAAGTGTATCTCAGGGTGATGACAGGAGTTTCCACGACTGATTATCACTTTGATCTTGTGCAGGCGCCACCGCCAGTTGACGTCAAAAACACAGTTGATGTTGTCAAACACTATTTGAATTTCTTGCAAGAAAAAACCCGGGGAGGCCAGCGTACTTCAAGAACCACGGGACATTCTCACACGCACTCAGATCCCAGCGGCGGCATGTACATGTCACAAATACAGATCAATCCCGGTTTTCTAGTCGGCACGAATTCTACTAGTCGCGGTAACATTGCTGGAGGAATGAGTCAGAATCCGTGGGACTTTTCTGTGGCCGACATGCCAGTCAGTGACCAAACAATCGTGAACACATCAATTTCTAAAGCGAATGGAAATCTCCCGTCGTCTGATGAAGTCATGTCAAGTTTTTCGAGCAAACAAGTAGCTCCCGCAGTTCATGGAGTGGGCGTGATTAGTGAAGGATCACGGACGCTGTCGCCACAGTCTGATCCAGTTCCATTGACCAAACGTTTGTTGAATCCCAAACAGTTTGATCGTGTTTTTAACATTGTCATCGATCCATTTGCATTCAAGATCAATAAGACAGCAACCAATGCTTCACCTCACGGTAAACAAGCGCTTGAACTGTTGCTCAAGCAAGGTGATGTCATCCATGTGTTGAAACAGACGTCTTCGCCGTCACACGTTCCCTTCTTTGACAATGAATTTGCAATGCGACCACGTGATGTTTCTGAAGGAAATTTGTCATTCGAAAAATACATCGTTTCAATCAATACTATTGGCGAAGAAGAGGTTTAAATGTCGACATCGTTGCCTTCTCGACAAATATTTGCAGTCGACGTGCCTGAGGTCAAAAACTTCAAAGTCGTCTTCAAGTACAATTTTTTTACGCCTGACGAACAAGTCAATGAGCGTAGCGGCATTCCTAGAAAATTGATCTCTCGTTCAACTGGAGAGACTGATGATAAAACTGTCAAGTACTTCGAGTCTCGAGTTCCTCGTTACGTGTTGTTTTCCTGGAACAAATCAAAATTTGCTGATCCGGGCAATCTAGTTCTTGAAAAAGACATAATTGCTCATGCTCACAAGACTCATCCGGTCAGTACGTTGATAGCTACGCACTATGATAAAATTGTGATGGAAGATCACTTTTCTGATTTCAATTATGTGGCTGTCACGTTTCACGATGGTGACATCGACACAAAGATCTACAATTTGATTTCCGGAAGCAGCGTTCAGCGAAATTTGGTCTCATCAATGGATCCCCATGCTGTTGCAGTTGACTTGAACAATCAGACTCCTGAAAACGTTGACATGTCAGTCTTGGATCATGGTTCTGCCGGGAAAAGTGCCTCAGGCAGACCTCTATATCCAAGAGATAAAAAGACCGCCGCAGTTCCCGGATCTGCATCTGGTCAAGAACACCACGAACAATTTCATGATAGTCACTTTGATGCAATGAAGGGTGTCGTCGTCACTTCTCAAATCAATTCAAAGTTTTTTCATGACGTGACAAGTAGAATGATTCAAGATCCACATGCATCAGATCCAACAGAACTTTTGACACTCAATCAGCATGCACACAAGTTGTCACTTTCAACTAAACGCCGGCTCAATTCGGCTATTAACGAAAATGAATTCAAGACTGTGGCTCCTCACATTCATCACCGTGTCGATCGAACATCACATCATCAGCAGCGCCATGCGGCGGAGCTAGTCGGATATGTCATCGACAAGTATGCTGTCAACCCAAATGGAACGACCACACCTCTACACCCAATCATCATCGAGAATCCAGCTGCACACCAGGCGATCGATTCATTCATCAAGTATGATCAAAATTACTTTTACACGATTAGAGCGATCGCCCGTTTTTATCTACCTGCAATCGACAAAGACTCTGGTGACGTCGCAACGATTCAACTGTTGGTCAGTTCGCAACCATTTGCCAAACAACACGTGCGCGTTCATGATATGATCGCCCCACCGTCGCCAACTGACATCAATTTTAATTGGGACTATGAAAACAACAAGTTGGTAGTCCACTGGACGTTCCCACCGAATCCTCAGCGCGACATCAAGAGATTCCAGGTCTTCCGACGGGCATCGATTAATCATCCTTTTGAATTGATCAAGGAATACAATTTTGACGATTCTGCCATCAAAATGGACGATGGGGAACATCCGGATCCAAAATTGATAATGAATTCTTTGAACCCAGCTTCTTTCTATGTTGATGATGATTTTGTGAAAGACTCAAAATACATCTACACTGTGTGTTGCATTGATGCTCATGGTCTGACATCGTGTTATGGAGCGCAGTACGAACTGTCGTTCGACAGATTTAAGAATCAACTAGTCAAGCGTCTGGTGAGTCACAGCGGCGCGCCCAAACCTTACCCAAATCTGTACTTGCCCGGTGAAGGTTTCGTTGATGTGGCCCGTGTCAGTGGTCCGAGTTCAAAAAAGTTTCGGGTCTTCTTTACGCCGCAGTACTATTTGCTCGAAGACAACAAAAAATTGACGCACTCGATCCTGTCGACGAATCAATCAGGGGGCTACTATAAATTGCAGTTCATCAACACTGACAATCAAAAATCCGATTCATTGACAATCAAGATTGACGACAAGATTAAAGTAGCGGAACCCAAATTGGCCTATCCGGTGGCAAATCTCAAGCTCAACAAGAAAAGTTTGAGTGGAATCTGACTCGTTTACCTTGACGCCCAAGATGATAGGATGTTCTTGGTTACACAGACGCTGGTGGAAGTCCAAGCGAAGAGAATATGTAAGGTAGAACAATCATGATCGGGTACAGAGTTCGCAACGTTTTGAATGGTCGTCGACATACTCACAAGGGATACTTGTGGCAGTATACTAAAGAAAACAGTCATTCTGTAGAAAAGGGTTAAGGTGTAACATCGGTTTTCTAGACCACTCAACTAACAATATCATCCTCGATGCAGTTCTGACTGACGTGGGTCGTCAGTTCTTGGCCCGCAATGACGGTAGCTTTTCGATCCATAAGTTTGGTCTCGGCGACGACGAGGTCAATTACAAGATCATTGCGAAGTACGGGCGAACCGTGGGCCGTGAAAAGATCGAGAAAAATACGCCCATCTTTGAGGCCTTGACCAACCAGAGCCACTCGCAAAAGTACAAATTGATCAGTATTTCCAATCCTCATCTATTGCGTTTGCCGAACCTCAACTTGTCAGGTGATGCCAACGTCGATGGTCTCAATGCAATCGTCACCCTAGGTAGAAATCGACAGAAGACTTCGACTGTGACGTTCGAACAGACGATTCAGAATGAAACCTCGATCGACGTGGAGCTCCGTGATCAGACATTCATTGTCGAAGTGCCGAATCTCTTCTGTCACATTCTCCGCCACACGCCAGAAAATGTCGATGGACAACAAAAGGCAACATACATTATCACACGATCTCCTTCTGAAAATGCATTTGGAGGTTCGTCTGTTCAATTCACCCTGGCCGTAAAGTCGTTGACCGATACTTTGTTTGCGGTCTATGGATCGACGGCCAACAAGTCGAAGATCAAGGTTTTCATAAAGGTCACAGGTGTCCAGTCTGGTGCCGTCAAAGACATCACTGTTGTCATCGATAAGAACCTGTGAGTGAACTATGAATAAACTCATCAAAGAAGCACAAATTTTCATCAAAGATTACATTGATGATCCTGCTCTTGAAGCAGAACTTCGTATGATCGCGTACGAAACTGGACAAAACGTTGATCACCTCAAGCGTCGACTTTTGGGAAAAGCAAAGTTTACGTCTTTCAAAGAAGTGTTACCATGTATTCGTGTACACTGAAACCACAGAAGAGCGTTTTATGAACAGGCGTTGGAATACCGAATCCGTGCGACACAAGGATGTCTACAAGTGTGACGAGTGCGGATCTGTGTTTCAAGGGCCATACAGGGCAGCTCACGCGACATCTGGGGCACTCACGTTCTGTGGCAGTACATGCAACAAAAGATCTAGATCGTCCGGTGTGTTGGCCGAGCAATGGAGACGAACGAAGCTCGAGCGCTACGGTGTTGAACATTCATCACAGGTTCCCGGTGCTTCCAACAAGATGTTGGCCTCTCGTGTTGAAAGGTACGGAACGACCGCACCGGTGCATCACCATCCTGAAATTCACAAAAAGTGGGCCAATACGATGCAACACCGTCACGGGGCCCAACATCCCCTGCAGGCACCGGGACCCAAGGCCAAACGGTTGGCAACGGTCAAAGAAAAGTTTGGGATGGATCCACTGGCGATGCCCGAAAACAGGAAACACCTCAGCGAGGCGGGACAGAAGGGATATCGAACGACAGCAAAACGCATTGGATCTTGGATCCTTTCGAAACCTGAAATCGACATGGTGAAATTTCTTCGTGATCGATACGGTGACGTTGATCAACAGGCTGAAGTTGATGCACCTGTAGGAAAGAGATATTTCATCGATGCATATGTCAAATCGCTTAACACGTACGTACAGCTTGATGGGGAATTTTGGCACGGTCTAGACAAACCATATGATCAGCTGCATGAAAATGGTAAGAAAGCATATGATCATGATCGGATTCAAGATACATGGTTCCTTTCTTTACACAAGACGCTAATTAGAATCACAGACAAAGAGTTCCTCGCGTGTCAGAAGAGTGGTGACTTTTCTAACATCGTTCGCAAACTCGGAGGGTGAAAACATCGCAATATTTAAAGAAATACTCCCAAGCGACATCAAGTCTGCACGAAGTTTCCTCAACCAGTTGATCGATGTCCTGCAAGAGGACGTCAGCGGCTCGACGTCGCGGCGTAAGTACCAAGTCTTCGTCACAGGTGGTATCGGGCCAGGAGTGACCAGTTCGTTGTTTCAGACTGTCTATGATCAGGATTTCACGCTGCAGACAGCCAATGCTGTCTTTGATATGACTGTCGGCTTGCAACCTGGAGGTGTCACAGAATTGTCCAGTCAATCAGGGACTGATTCTGCGGGTAAAGAATTGTTTCCTAGTTCTTCTTTGATGGCCCGTGAGAAGCTTGACATCTACCGTCAGTTTGCTCAGGCTCTCCTTGGTGATGCTTCACTGAAATTTGCGGCCCCCCTGGATTCAATCACCACCACTGACACGATTGACGTGGGTCTGTTCATTGCCTTCAAACGTTTGTTTGCTCGCGATCAGATCAAACGTGAGTCGTTCGCCATGAGGTTCTTTCAGACAGCTTCCGCTGTTGCCAAGGGTCCACCGGGCAGTTCAATTGACGTGCCTCCTCATACCAATGGGTACACTGATGCCTACGGTCAGTTCAATCTCAACAGTACCTCTGTATCAGGATCATCGATTTACACTGACATCGGTGCCTCGACCAACAAGTTGTCGACGTTCGGTGGCCAGGTCGGTAATGTCGTCGACGCCGCGAATACCAACAGGACAGTTGGATTGATGTTCTATGACCGCGGGATCTTGGTGCTTGACATGGCTAAGGTCACTTCAGGTTCACAGTTCATGTCTGGAAACATCGATGCAATGCATCCTCTGGGGACCCAGGTCCTGGGCAATCCCGGGACGGAGACTCCCTTCAAGTCGAATTTCATTCCTGATTTTGTGATGTCAGCCTCGATTGACAACATCGTTGACCACATCGCGGCTGCCCGATTTGGTTCAGGCTCGCAGTCCGCGATGACGTTTCAGAACGTGACCAACATCAATTCAACATTGATCTTCTGCAGGGCCTCGGCAGACGAGTTCAACTACTCTGCTAATCCGACGTTCACTGATGCCCAAAATCGGATCGTCGTCATCGACGCGGGCCAAGAAGATACGCAGACGTCCTTCACTTTCATCACAAGCGTGGGTCTGTACGATGCCAATGATAACTTGTTGGCGGTGGCTAAGTTGAGCCGACCTGTAGAAAAGAGCAGTGAAAGAGATCTGACGTTGCGTGTGAGACTTGACTTCTTAAAAGTTTTGATCGAACCGACACTTCAGTAGAACATACTTATTGACATGGCCAATCACAGCTGCGTCAACTGTCCATGGTGCCACTCAGGTTGCAACATTTGTGAGCGTTGCCTTTGTCGTCACAGTGATGACCACAATCTATTGTTCATGAACCCTGTTGTCACAATAGATCCTATGAATTACGTTGCCTATGAAGATGATCCTGTGTCTGACC